TCAATCCGAAAGAGGCAGAGCATTGAGGTCGGATCGTATTTGCCGCCATCCGGGCATGTGCCGATCAAGCGTGCTCAGGAACAGATCGTCGTGTCGCGGTGACACGAAATGGGCCATCTCATGCAGGATGACGTAGTCGAGGGCGGCCAGAGGCTTTTTCGCCAGGTCGAGGTTCAGCCACACCAGCCCCTTTTCGGGATTGCAGCTGCCCCACTTCGTCTTCATCAACCTGATGCCCCACCGCGGTATCGGTACGCTTAGTCGATCCGACCACTTGGCGATGCGGGGAACGGCCTTTTCCCGCAGCTGCGATCTGTACCACGTCGCCATCCAGCGTGCCTTCTGGTCGGACGTTGAGCCTGCTGGCACCAACATCGTCAGGCGATCCGAAGCGTCTAGACGGATTGCGCAGCGGTTCTTGTCGTTCGGCTGGACTAGAAGCCTTAGCTGCTTTCCAAAGACAAAATGGGTCTCGCCAGAGACATACTGGCGTTCAGGTTGTCGCGCCTGACCTACGAACTCGCGCTGCTTTTTCTTGATCCAGCCGAGACGGGTCACGACGGCCACCCGGACTGCGTCTTCGCTGATGGCCGGAGGGGCAGCGACACGCACTCGACCGGCGGGAGGATAGACCCCGATATGCAGGTTCTTGATCGGTTTGCGGACCAGTTCCACCGACAGTCCGGCGATCTCGATCAGTTCAGTACTCATCATGCGACCGGATGATCTCGATGATGCTGTCCACGGCGTCCTCCGCATCGAGGATCTCCAGCAGCTTTCGCCGCAGCATCCGCTCCTTCATCTTGTTGCCACGCCATCCCGTCTGCGCTGTGCTCCGGATCGCCTCATCGACTGCCATGGTCATCGCTTCATCCTGACCGAGATTGTCGAAGAGCGCCTTGCGGCCCGGCGTGGTCATGGTCGACGGGTATTCGCCGCCGTGCCCTGCCTTTACCGCTCTGACCAGTTCCGCGATCTTTTCTAGGTACTCCGCGTAGGCGATAGCGTCGTCCCTGCGCTTCTTGACGAGGTCAGTCAGCAGTTCTGACATTCGCTCGTAGAACTTCGGGTTCACCGGCGTTTCGTCGATGATCAGCCTGCGCACGTTGTTCTCGATGGCTTCAGCCACGTTCTCACGCTTCTTCTTCAGGGCGTTTGGCAACTCCCCCTCGGCTTCCGCCCCCTTGCTCGCCACCAGATCGATCAGGCTGATATCGTCCAGATGCGAAATCACCTCGGACTCGTCCGCCTTGATGTATGTGTCGATCAGGTGCCGCATCGCGGGTTCGAACTGCTTCATGTCCACGGCATCGCCACTGTGCAGGCGCACCGCATCCCGTAGCGAAATCGCCCGTTCCACTTCGTTGCGGTACTGCGCCAGTTGCAGGTCATTGACCCCCGAGGCGGCAGGATCATCCGCCACCGATGCGAAGGCGCGGGCATAAGCCCCGGCCAGCTTGTAGAGCGCCTGACGCCGCCGCGCCTTTTCATCAGCCTGCGGATCGGTCTCCCACCCGCCTGGACTGGAGAAATAGGCAAGCACCTGGTCGTCGCCTTTGGGCTGTTCAACCGGATCAAGAAGCCCGAACCAAGCGTCGCGCGCGGTCATCAGATCCTCGCCTGCCTTTTCGGCCCGCGAAGAAATCAGCCCCTCGACGTCGGCCGCATCGAAGGCGTCGAAGGCGCCCGAAGTGTAGTCCTCGACGGCCGTCTCGATGTTCTTGAACAGGTCCTTGTAGTCGACGACATAGCCGTAATCCTTGTCATCCCCGTCCAGGCGGTTCACCCGGCAGATTGCCTGGAACAGCCCGTGATCGCGCATCTGCTTGTCGATGTAGATGTAGGTCGCGGTCGGCGCATCGAAGCCGGTCAACAGGCGGCTGACGACGATCAGGAGCTTCATCTGCGCCGGTTCCTTGCGGAACTTCCGCAGGGCCTCGGCCTCATAGGCCTCTTCATCCGTGCCCAGATCGGTCATCAGCCGGTCATAGACTCGATAGACGTATTGCTTTTCCGTCTCGCCCATCCCGGCCTCTTCGCCGGTCAGTTCCGAGGCGTTCCGGGTGTAGGACGTGACGATGGCGCATTTCTGGGCCAAGTCCGAGCCGGAATTGCGGAAGATCTCGAACAGCCTGCACGCCTCGGGGATCGACCCCGCCACCAGCATGGCGTTGCCGCGGCCTGCCTTCAGGCGCGGCTTCAGTTCCATGTCCATGATGATGTCACTGGCAATCTGCTCCAGCCGATCTTTAGAGGACAGCACGCGCTGCAAAGTGCCCCATCGCTGTTTCAGGGTCGCCTTGGCCACCGGGGTCAGGCCCTTGGTCTTGGCCTCGAACCACTCGTCGATCTTCTTGGGCGAGGCGACGCGCTGGTCGATGTCACGCGCCTCGTATCGCAGGTCCAGCACGACGCCATCCTCGACGGCCTCGTTGAAGCGGTAGGGCGTGCCGATGTAGGGGCCGAACACCTCGAGCGAGGTCTGCTTGTCAGACCTGAGCAGCGGCGTGCCGGTGAAGCCGAAGAACACCGCACCTGGCAGGATCATCCGCATGGCACGGGCCAACTTGCCCGATTGGGTCCGGTGCGCCTCGTCGATGAAGACGAAAAACTCGCCCACCGGCGCGCCGATCTGGCCGCGCTGGATGTCGGCGATCATGGCGCCCAGCTCATCCTCCTCCCGCCGCCCGAATTTGTGGACCAGCGAGGACACGACCCGATCCTTGGGGTCGGCCAAGGCGGCCAGCAGGTCGGCGCCGGACTTCGCGCGTCGCACCTTGTCGCCGGTGTTGCCAAAGACCGCCTCGATTTGGTCGTCCAGTTCCTTGCGGTCTGTCACCACCAGGATGCGCGCATCGGGCCGCGTCTCGCGGATCCAGCGGGCCAGCATCACCATGATGAGGCTCTTGCCCGAGCCTTGGGTCTGCCAGATGATCCCGCCCTTCTTCGCCGCCACGGCCTCCTGCGCGGCCTTCACGGCGAAATACTGGTTTGGGCGGGCGACCTTCTTGATCCCGGCGTCGAACAGGATGAAATCGTTGATGAGTTCCAGAAACCGCGCAGGCGCCAGCATCTGCGCCACGTCGCGGTCCAGCGGCTGCGTGATCGCGCTTTCCTCTTTCCACGCCAGCCAATAGGGCTGCGGCGTCTGGATCGCGGCATAGCACAGGCCCTGCAGGTCGTTGCCTGCAAAGGTGATCTGCACCGTGGTGAAGAAGTGGCGGATGAATTCGGGGCGCTGGTTGTCCAACGTCTGGCGGATGCCTTCGCCCAGATCGACAGTGGATTTCTTCAGCTCCACCACGCCCAGCGCGATGCCGTTGACATACATCACCAGATCGGGGCGCTTGTTATAGGCCTTGGGGTTTTTCGCCGTGACCGCCACTTCTTCGGCGACGCCCAGATCATTGGCGGCCGGGTTGTCCCAATCGACAAAGCGCACGGTGACCGGGGCCTCGCCGGGGCCGGGGGTGACCTGCACGCCGTAGCGCAGCATGTCATAGGTGGCGCGGTTCGCCTCATAGAGCTTCAGTCCATCCATCCGGGCGGCGCGCTGCAACTCGGCGATGGCCTTGGTCGCCACCTCGGGGTCATGGCCGTGGGACAGGAGCCAGGGGCGCAATAGGGCGGGCTCGATATTGGCATTGCCCTCGCGCTTTTGCCAATCGCCGAGGTAACGCCAGCCGAGGCCACTGACCGTGCCAGAGGTATCGCCGCACATCTGCGCGATCATGCGGTTCTGCGTGGCGCGTTCCGGATCGCCGATGGCCATGGAAATACCCCCTTGGAAACTGTCACTCAGTCAGACCAGCCTGACCCGCCCTGTCAAAAGATTCTGCATCATCCCCTCCTTCACCGCCCGCGCCTTGGCGAGGCGGGTCTCGAGGGTCTGGATTTCGGCGTCCATGTCATCCAAGACCGAACAAATGGCATTTTGCTCGTCAACGTCTTTCGGAACAGAAACGATGTCGTCATGTGCATCATTGCGATTCAACGTCGGGACACCCGAACCACTGGCGAAACGCCGCAGATCTATGAACTCCAGCAGGTAATAGATGAAGCGCGGACTATTGCCGAAGAAGTTCTTCACCCAAAGCGCCGTGTTATGTGGCCAATACTGCACGGCGACAAAGGTGACATTGCCGATGGTTCCCGAGCGCCCGGTGACGACGCCCGGCCCCTCGCACATGAACGCGGAATGGCTCGCCATGACACCGTTGGAATAGACGACGGGATAGACGCCATCCTGCCGTATTGAATTCGGCAGATCAAAACCACGTTGAAGCATCGCGACGGTGCCAAGCTTTCGCTTAACCCACTTCCCCGAGAACCCCGGGAGGCGGCGGCGGACGGTGAGGAGGTCTTGCATCGCGCCCTGCTTGATCAGGCGCTTCTTGGCGATCACCCGCTCCAACCCCGCCACCACCCCATCCGCATCCGACAACGCGGCGACCACACGCTCTTGTTCGCGGCTGTCTTTCGGGAACAGGATTTCCATGTCCGCGATCATCTCTCGACGAACGGAGTCAACTGACGACTTCGCCGTCATTGCCATGATGCGGTCGTAAAAGAAGTGGCTGAAGTAATAAAAGAAGTAGCGCCCAGTTACGCCTTCGGAAAAGCTGTGCATCAGATAGACGCGCTGGTGAAAGTCACATTTCCCATTGATGTAATGGAAGATTTTCCCTGTTCCGACGCCATCGCCTGCCGTCAGGACTCCTTCGCCTTCGAACCCAATCGAGTTGATACGTTCAACGGTCTGGGAGCGCACGAAGAACGGATACAGACCGTTTTCAACGCGATCCTTGGTATCCTTGTCGCCAGTCGTGATCTTCGCGACAGCCTTGATCGGTTTTCGATCCCATCCTGCCGGGATTGCGGCCTCACTCATCCCGCCACCCCCATCGCCGCCAGATGCCCGGCCACCCGCGCCTCCAGCCCGGCGAGATCCTGCATGATCTGCGGCAGGGTCTGGCCATAGCGTTCGGTCAGCACGCGCACGCGGGCGGTCAGCGTCTCCGTCCGCGCCTCGACCTCGGCCCCGATGGCGGCGGTGATGTCGGCCAGCCACTTGTCCTGCACCACAAGGGTCTGGATTTCGCCCATGGTCAGGGCGGGGTATTTCTTCAGCACCGCCTCAGTCAGCCGTGCCTCGGCCTCCTTCGCCGCGCGTTTCGCCTGGGCCTCGCCTTCAAACAGCGCGGCCGCCTGCTTCAGCAGGGCCTTCTCATCGGGCTCCAGGCGCCTGTCCTTCAGCCGCGCCTTCACCCCGCCCGCCGTCAGTTTGGCCCCGTCGGCCATCAGCTCCTCGAACAGCCCGCCCTCGGCCCCGTGTTCCTCGGCCAGTTCCTCGATCTCGCGCCCCAGTTCCTCGGCCCTTGCAGTGGCCTGATCCAGCGCGGCCTTCAGGTTCGCGAAGAAGCGCGCAGTGATCAGGGCGGGCGGGATCACATCGGCCATAAGGCGGACCTTGTTCACCGTCAGGTCGCCCTCTTCCAGCCACTTCACCTTGCCGTCGTCGCTGGTTTCCTTTCGCGCCTCGCGCAATTCCCGCGCCGCCAGCCAGCCGCCGCCCGCGATGATGAACACATCGTCCTGCATGGTGGCGGCCCAATAGGACATCAGGCGTTGATAGGCCTCATACTTGTCTACCAGGGGGGCGGCATCGAAGCGGGTCAGCATGTCCTCGGCGATGGTATGGATCAGGTCGCGCGGGTGGTCGCCTTGGCTGATGCCCATCAGGAGGGGGGTGTTGGCGGTGATCCAGCCGTCCAGGATGGCCGCGACCTGCGCGCGGAAGGCCGCGAAATCCGCGTGGTTGCGGATGGTCGCGCGCACCTGATCGGGGACGACCAGTGGATCGGCATAGCCCGGCCGCGGGTTCGGCCCGAAGAGCGTGGCGCGCAACGTGGGCATGACGGCCCAGAATTCGCCCAATGCGTCGATGTCCCGCTCGGGCACGCCGCCGTGGAGGTGGGCGGTGATGTCTTGCAGATCCTCGGGGTCGGAACCGTCGATGTAGCGGGGGATGTTCAGGTTGAAGTCGTTGCGGGCGATCTCGTCGAACGGAACGAGGCGGGAATAGCCGGGGATCAGCTGCTGGCGGGTGAAGGCGTCGATGATCTTGTGGATGTCACGCTCACGCAGGCGGTTCTTGTTGCCGTCCTTGATGAAGCCCTTTGAGGCGTCGATCATGAAGACCGGGCGGTTGGCGGTGGCCCCGGACTTGTCCAGCACGATGATTGAGGCGGGGATGCCGGTGCCATAGAACAGGTTTGCGGGCAGGCCGATGACGCCCTTGATGTAGCCGCGTTTCAGGATCTTCTCGCGCAGCTTCGCCTCGGCATTGCCGCGGAAGAGGACGCCGTGCGGCAGGATGACCGCGCCTGAGCCTGTTGCCCTCATCGAGGCGAGGATGTGCAGCAGGAAGGCGAAATCGCCGTTCTTCGCGGGCGGTTCTCCATCCTCAAAGCGGCCGTATTTCGTTTCGGCCGTCAGCCCCGCGGCCCAGGCCTTGGCCGAGAAGGGCGGGTTGGCAACAACGAAATCGAAGGTCTGGAGGGTGTGGGCGTCGGCCAGGAAGTGCGGTTCGGCGATGACATCGCCCTGCGCGATCTCGGCTGTGGCGCGGTTGTGCATGATCATATTCATGCGCGCGAGGCCGCGGGTGGCGATGTCCATCTCTTGCCCGAAGATGGTGATGGGCACGCGGGCGGTCTCGGCGGCCTTCAGCAGCAGCGAGCCCGAGCCGCAGGTCGGGTCATACACGGACTGCTTCGGGCTGGTTGCACGGCTGACGCCCGCCACGGCGGCGACGACGCGCGAGACCTCGGCCGGGGTATAGAACTGCCCCTTGGATTTGCCCGCCTCGGTCGCGAAGTTGCGCATCAGGTATTCGTAGGCGTCGCCGAGGATGTCGTCGCCGTCGGCGCGGTTCTTCGAGAAGTTCAGCTCTTCGCGGCTGAAGATGTTGATCAGCGCGGTCAGCGTGTTGATCATCTTCTGGCCGCGCCCGAACTTCTCGGCGTCGTTGAAGAAGGCCCGGTCGATCACGCCGCTGAGGTCGTTCTCCTCGGCGATGCGGGCAATGATAGTGTCAATTCCCTCGCCGATGTTCTTGGACCCGCGAAGGGCCTTCATGTCCGCGAAGGAGGCACCAGGCGGCACCTCGATCAGCGCGTCGGGCTGGCCAGCACGGTCGGAAACGTATTTCACGAAGAGGAGGGTGAGTATGTAATCCTTGTAGAGCGAGGCATCCATGCCGCCGCGAAGCTGATCGCAGCTTTCCCAAAGGGATCGGTAGATGTCGCTCTTTTTGATGGCCATTCGATCCCCCTGGCAGACTACTGTATTGCCCCCATTTGGCGGCACGGTATGCAGAAGGTGCTCAGGGGATTGCGTTAGCTATCCGATGTTTGCCTTGACCATTCAACCGGAAACGGCTCCAGCAACCGCGCCAGCGTTACGTCCGGTCTCTGTCGGCCATCCAGGATCGCCTCGACAAGCTCGGGCGCCAGCAAGGAAAGGCGCATCAGCCGCGCCATATAGGTGAAGGCGATCCCGTCCTTCTCGGCCAGCTCGGAAATCGACGCGAACTCGCCCGACTCCAGCATCCGCTTCCAGCGGAACGCGCGTGCCAGCGCCTTGACGAGCGTGTTGTCCGTTCGCCGCGGTTGCGCGGCGCCCTCCGGCAGCTGCATCTCCTTCCGCCCGCCGCGTTTCACGACGCGGAACGGTACGTGGAGCGTCACCGTCTCGGGGATCGGCGACACGCGGATCACGCCGCTTCTCCGATGTCGCCGGCCAGCATCTCGCGGGCCAGACCGCTGAGCCCGTCGACGCGCAGCCTGACGTTCAGGCCGTCGCTGGCGATGTCCACCCGCTCGACCAACAGCCCCACGATGCGCGCCTGCTCGGCGGGGAATAGTTCGGCCCACAGCGGGTCGAGCTGCTGCAGGGCCGCGCGGGCGTCGGCCTCGGAGATGTCGTCGGCGTGGGCACGTGCCGCCTTCCACGTCCCCGCAACGATCTCCGGCTGCCGGAACACCGCGCGGAGCTGGTCTATGACAGCCGCCTCAATCTCGCCCGCTGGCACGCGGCCCACTGGGCAGGATCCTGCGCCATGCTTCAGCACCGTCTGACTGACATAGTAGCGATAGAGCCGCCCGCCCTTGCGGGTGTGCGTTGGTGAGAAGGCCGCACCATCGGGCCCGAACAGCAACCCCTTCAGCAACGCGGGCGTATCGGCGCGGGTCCTTGCAGCGCGCTTTCGCGGGCTTTCCTGCAGGATGGCGTGAACCTTGTCCCATGTCTGCCGGTCGATGATGGCGTCATGCTCGCCGGGATAGCTGTCGCCCTTGTGGACCGCCTCGCCGATATAGGCGCGGTTCGACAGCATTCGGTAGAGATACTTCTTGTCGATTCGATTGCCACGCGGCGTGCGGATGCCGCGTGTGTCGACCTCCCGCGCCAGTTCCGTTCCGGAGCCGACCTCGAGGAATCGGGCGAAGATCCAGCGGACATGCTCGGCGGTTTCATCGTCGACCATCAGCTTCCGGTTCTCGACGCGATATCCGTAGGGCGGCACGCCACCCATCCACATGCCCTTTTTCCGGCTGGCGGCGACCTTGTCGCGGATGCGCTCGGCGGTGACCTCACGCTCGAATTGAGCGAAGGACAGCAGGATGTTCAGCGTCAGCCGCCCCATGGACGTGGTCGTGTTGAATTGCTGGGTGACGGAGACGAAGGTCACGCCATGCTGATCAAAAACCTCGACCAGCTTGGCGAAGTCCGCCAGCGAACGGCTGAGCCGATCGATCTTGTAGACAACGATCACGTCGATCAAACCGTCCTCAACATCTTGCATAATGCGCTTCAGGCCGGGACGTTCCAGCGTGCCGCCGGAAATGCCGCCATCGTCATATTGGTCGCGGACCAGCACCCAACCCTCTGATTTCTGGCTGGAAATGTAAGCCTCGCAGGCTTCGCGCTGCGCATGCAGGCTGTTGAACTCTTGCTCTAGCCCGGCCTCATTGCTTTTGCGCGTGTAGATGGCACAGCGCAGTTTCCGCGTGATGGGTTTGGTCATGTCTGCCTCCGTGATTTCAGGCCGAAGAACACCCAGCCGTTCCAGCGTGTGCCGGTGATGGCGCGCGCGATGGCGGATAGCGACTTGTAAGGGCGCCCCTGCCATTCGAACCCGTCCACGGTGACCGTGACGACGTGCTCAACGCCCTGCCATTCACGAAGCAACCGCGTGCCTGCAATCGGGTGGAAATCTGCACGGATACGGCTTTTCTTGCGGTCACCGCCGTCGAGTTCCTCACCCAGCCGTTCCAACCGCCGGATCGTCTCCGGCTTGAGCCCGCCATAGGCGAGTTCCTGGATGCGGTACGCCAGCCTGCTTTCGAGGTAACGCCGGTTAAAGGGGGGCGGTTCGCTGTCGAACAGCTCGCGCCATTGGTCTTTCAGGTCCTTGGTGGGGGTGGATTTCAGCGCCGCGAGACGCGCGGGGATGGGATCGTGGTTTGTCATGCGGTTCTCCGGTGAGTTGGAGTTGCATGAACGCTCTGGTTGGCTGAGTTGTGTAGCGAACTTTCTCCGTATTGGTCAGAGAGTTGGGGCAATTCGCGCTGGTGTAGACGGATCAGGCCGAGGGCAAGAAGGGCACAAAGTTCAGCCCTGCGCTCGGTGCGCGACATCAAGTCGGCGGGCAGGGGATTGGGGCGTTTCATGTGGGCCTCGGAGCAGTCTTCTCCCATGGCCTCTACTCATCGGTTTCCGAAACCGTCCCACCTGGCCGGGAAAGACACGGGTGGAGGCGCCTCGGACTCGACTCTCGGTTGCTCGGTCGACTAGAACATTAACGGAACACACATCGCGCTCGCGCGGTGGCACAATAGTATTGCTTCGGCCAATTTTGAAGGCGCACCGTATCACGGAAGATGAAGCGGATCGCCGGAACGCGTTCGGGCTTTTGTCCGTCCACAGGACCTTCAGGACCAAGAGGAGACCATATGCCGAAGAGGATCAGAAATTTCGTCGATCGCGCTTTTTCGAGAACCGTGGATATCGAATTGCTACACCGTCTGCTAAGCCCCTATCTCGGGCAGATCGATTTCGATTGGGATGACCTTCCCGACGATGACGAGAAGCGGCGCGAGATGATCTTCAATCTCTTCGCCAGGGCGGATACGCGGTTTCCGGCCAAGCTGCAGTTCGCCCTCTACAACATCTCCACCCTGTCGACCGATTCCGGCGCGCGCATCATCCAGGAGATCGCCACGGAGGCAGGTGTCGACGTCCTGGCCCCCCATCGTGTCGAAGGCGGCGACGATGACCTGCGCTTCACCCCTCGCTTCATTGCGCTGGTTACATGGCTGGATCACGGGGCCATCTTCGACCGGGCGCTCAGCGCCGCGGCGTTCCTCGCGCATTCCTCCAAACTCGAGCGCGATGCCGACCGTGAGGACGTCGAGCCGCGGCATCACGAGGCCAGTGTCCAGAGCGACTTCACCGAGGCGGTGCGGCGGCATTTCGCGAGCCGTTACAATGGCCACTACTGCGACGTGCGGTGGTTCGAGGAGGAGGATCTGCTGCGCGTCCTGATCCTGCACGGCTCCAAACCGGAGACGAAGAACGTCGATCAGGAGGGAACCGAGGACACGCTGAAGTTCCGCGAAATCGTCCAGTCGACCATCGAGTATGATCCCCGGCAGGGCTCCATCGCCGTCGGCTCGAAATCGGCCGCCGATGGCAAGAAGCTGGTCAAGCTTTTCGGAGATCACGTCCTAGGGGACAAGGACATCTTCGAGGCTTCGGCGAAGGAGCAGCTCTACACGCTCGAGCCGCTGCAGAAGCTGGGCGCAGCGTTCAAGTTCCACTTCGACCCCAATGGCGACATCACGCATGTCGCTTTGCGCGAGGTGCGCGTCGACGAGGCCCAGATCACGACGACGGGGCGCCTGCGTCGCTCGCCGTGGTTCCTCACGCTTGGCGATTCCCAGAATGCCCTCAAGCGTTTGAGGGACGTCGCGTCGGACCTCGACATCGCCGATCTGCGGCTCGTGCATGCCAAGATCGATGTGACCATCGAAATGGACGACGCGGAGGTGGTGGTTCCGGTGACCATCCGGCCGCCGCGCACCGTCAGCATGCGCGACCATTCCCATGAACGGCTCATTCTCGAGATGTTGGAAGACAATGACATTCGCAAACGCCGCAGAACTGGTCAGGCTGCTGCTGCGGCAGAGTGATCGTCATCCGATCCGCGCCGTCGGCGCGGCCGACCTGAAGCCATACGAGCCCGGGGTCGTCAGGTCGCTTCGCAACCGCGGGATCCTCGTGGCGCAGGAGGATCTGCGCGACGACGGCGCTGCGGTCTTCCAGGTCGTCGACGATGGGCTGGTCGTCGTCGATCCAGAAACCGGCGAGTGCGAACGCTACGAAGATGCGCTGGATGTCCAGACCTTCGACATCGACATCGCCGCGCTCTGCCGTGCGATCCGCGAGCAGTCGGGGCTCGGCGGACCCGGCCCGACGGCGCTCTCGGTACGGGTCTGGCGACTCGGCCGGCATGAGGGCCACGGTCGCGCTGCAGAGATCTGCCTCGTGCGGCGGCTGCGGGAGGACTCTGCGCAGGAGATCGTTGATCATGTGCGCGGCGCCATCGACGGCGAAGCCCCAGTAGCCCTGATCAGCCTCGGCAATTCCGATATACCCACGGGGATCGCCCGTCAGCTCGAGGCTATGCGCATGACGGTGGCCCGTGCCGAGGACCTGCTGCGCGGCGATCCTGCGCTTCCCTTCGCGCTTGATCTCGGCCGGATCCGCGTGCCCACGGGACCGCACGCACCGGACGCGCGTCTCCAGATCGACCGTATCGGTCGCCGTGTGATCTTTGAGGGCATCGAACTCGACGTCGAACCGCGTGACTTCTATGCGTTCGTCCTGCTCGCGGAGGAGGCCGTGGCTGCTGGCGGTTGGGTCTTGCGAGACAGCATCGCAGCCGCTCTTCAGTCCAGCACCGGAAGAGATGGCAACCTCGAGCAGGTTGATCGATGCATCAACCGGCTGCGCACTGCCTTCAAGAAACTGGCCGGCGCGATTGACGTGCCGACGAAGGCGTTCATCCAGACGAAGCCGAAGGTAGGCTACCGCCTAATCCTCGCATCTTCCGAGATCGCGTTCATCGCCTAGACCTGTTCTGGGGCACCGGGAGGTTTTCGGGAGGTTTTCAGGAGAAGCCCGAGAGATAAAAGATTTCAGCATGTTGCATGGTCGGGTCGTGAACGGAAACGACCAGGATCAAACGACATGCACCCACCAATTTCACCCTCCCAGCTTGCCACGCTGATCGACGAGACAGACGTCGCAGCGCGGCGCCTGCACCGCAAGCTGGCGCTCCCCGCCGCCGATCTCGACGATCTCCGCCAAGACCTGCTGGTCGATCTGATCTGCCGGCTGCCGGGGTTCGACAAGCTCCGCGGCAGCATCGGCGCCTTCGCCAACATCGTCCTGCGCAATGAGTGTGCACGCATCGCGATCCGGCACCACCGGCAGCGCTGGGTACAGGGCGGCACGATGCTCTCCCTCGACGCGCCTGTCGTCAGCAGCGTCGAGCCCCTGGGCTGCCTGTTGGCGGAATCGGACGGGCTGGCCGCCTGGCACGGCCAGAACCGCGACACGCAGACGGACATCCACACGCGCGAGGCCGTGCAGTCCGCACTGGCGCAGTTGCCCGAGTCTGACCGCCGGTTCTGCTTCGCGCTGGCCCATAGGTCTGTCACCGAACTCGCTGCTGAGGGTTTCGGTAGCCGGTCCGCTCTGTACCGGCGCCGCGCAGACCTTCGCCAAGTCCTCACCGCCTACGGCCTCGGGCCCTGCTGGGACGGTTTTCAGACCGCGTGAGTAGAAGCAGAGCGAGGAGAGCAAGATCATGATCACAGCAACCATCACCACGGTCCGGCCGAAGTCCCCGCTGACGGAAATCCAGTTCTGCGCCTGGGTGGCGCAGGCCTTACCGGGCGACCGACTGGAATACCACCGCGGTCATCTCGCGGTGGATGCCGACAAGGTCACGTCAGATTTGGACCCGAATGCCCGCGCCGAGCTGGCGTGTCTGCGCGACCGTGCCTTCTGGAGCGAAACGGCGGGTCTCGTTCACCTCGTCCAGCAACGGCTGGGGCCAGACTGCTTTGCCTATCTGGCCATCGCCCGACCCAAAACATCCCGCACGGCAAGAGCTGTCGCGCAGCTGGCGGAAGCTGCCTGACCCAGACCCCCCAGAAAGGAGACCCAATGACCTATCCTCAAAACACCCCGAGCGTGGATGACATGCTCAAGATGCCGACGGGCGAGTTGGCGCAGATGCCAGTAGAACTACTGGCCGCCCTGCAAGGCGAACTTGACCATGCCGGCAAGCAGCTGAAGGCTGCCACCGCGCGGTTCAACACAGCCCTTGAGGTCCGCTACGCCACCCGCGCGGCCGAGGCCCGTCGTGCCTGCGGCAAGGACACGGGTACGGTGCGCCTGGTTGATGGCGATTACACCGTCGTGGCCGATCTGCCCAAGCGCATCGACTGGGACCAGGCCAAGCTGGCGCAGATTGCCCGGAGCATTTCCGACAGCGGCGACGACCCGGCCGAATTCATCGACACCAAGCTGACCGTCCCGGAGCGCAAATACACCGCGCTGCCCGAGGCCTGGCGCAAGGGCTTCGAGCCAGCTCGCACCGTGAAGGTGGGCGCGCTCAAGGTGACGCTGGAGCGCGAGGAGGGCGGGCAATGACTGCGCTCGTTCCAATTCCCCTTGCTGGTGACAATCTTCCCGGCCTGATCGATCGCGCCGCCACGATGTTGGCCAGTGCCAAGACAGCCGCTGAGGTGCTCGAAGCGCGCGAGGCAGCTGGACTTGCCTATGACACGGCGAAACGTGCAGCACGTTTGGGCCGGGCCAAAGCCGCGCATGACGACCTGGTTGCGGCGGCTCATCGTGCACAGGCCCATGCGCTGGAAATCGAAGCTGCCGCAAAGCGACGTCTTGCTGATGAGTATGATGCTGCTCAGGCTCGTGGCGAGGTGGCAAAGCGCGGATGGGAAAGTGGTGTTGACAAGCGCAACACCACTACCGCAGCCGATCTTGGTCTCCGCCGCGATCAAATCCACGATGCCCGCCTGATCCGAGACGCAGAGGTCGCGGAGCCTGGCTTTGTGCGGCGGACATTGGAGGATAAACTCGAGCGGGGCGAGGCGCCAACGCGCTCCGCAGTCCGCCGCGCGGCAGAGGATCGCCTGCAACGTTCTCTTGATCGGCTGCAGCGTGTTCAGGAAAGCGTCCGCCAGATCGAGGCGACAAAGCCAGTTCCGCTAACGCCCGAACAGCAGGAAATTCAAATCGCGGTGTTTGGGACCCAGGAAGATCGGGCCATTCACGAACGCCTCGTGGAAATTGTCGAGCGGATCGACGAGCAGCCGAGTCCGTCGGAGGCGGTCCGCCGCATTCCGCCAGCATCGCGCCACGCCGTTGAGACCGCGCCCATGCGGCGCGCGGCGGCCTGGCTCACCGACTTCACCACCCTTTACGAACAGGAGGTCCAGAATGGGACAGATGCGACTGAATGATGTTGTAGCCGAGATTATCGGCGACGTGATGGCAGGCCATGCGGTCAATAAGCGCCAGGCAGCTGTCAAACGTTGGAACGATATTGATGCGGATGGTCAGTATCTGGCAGGCATTGACGGCGTTGTTACGCGGATCGATCAGCGTGCGCGCAGCCTCAAACTCAAGGCGGAGAAATCCGCTGCGCCCGAGCAGGCAGTTTTGCCGTTCCAGCTTCCAGCGGCGGTTGCCATGGACATAGACGGCACAACGCTGGTCGCCACGCGGAAGCTGTCCCGCGCTGAGTTCGAGCGGGCCATCGAGATCCGTCGTCTGCAGATCGCAAATGATCAACATGCCCTGCGTGAATGGCGCACCGCGCTGCGCCAGGCGGATAAGTTCTGGGCCGACCACCCGGACTGGAGCTTCGGAAAGTGTCTTGATGCGATTATGCGGGAGGCTTGGCCGGGCCGGACGCACTGTGAGGTGCTGTCATGAGTCTTCGCATTCTTTCTGCCGATGAACGTCTTGCGGAGGCGCAAGGCAAAACCACACTTGCTGTCTTCGGTCCCAGCGGTGCTGGCAAGACAACCTTGCTGACCACCATGGCCGAAGACAAAACGGTCTGCGTTGACTTTGAAGCGGGTCTCAAATCCGTGCAGCACTGGCGTGGGGATAGCCTGCCAGTTCGGCGCTTTTCCGATGCTGTGGATATTGCCTGCCTGATCGGCGGCGCCAACCCTGCCGCACAGCCCGATGAGCATTTCTCCGAGGCCCATTACGCGCATTTGCGCGGGCAACATCCCGAGTTGGCGGCCCGGCTTGATGCCAAGAGCATCGTGTTTGTGGACAGCATTACGGACCTGACCCGCCAAGCCATGGCCTGAGGAAATCGCCCGCGTGACAGAGGAGTTGGCGGCGCTCGAGCGGGATTTGCCGCGCATGGGCGTGGCCGAGCGGAGCTTTGCCCAGGCGCAGATTGCGCAGCTGAAGCTCCGGCTGGACCACATCCATGAGCCGCAATTCGTGCTGAACCCGCAATCTGACCTGCGAGACGCCGATCTGCTGGTGCTCGACGAGGTGTCGATGGTGGGCAGGCAGATGGCCGAAGACCTCCTGGCCTTTGGCAAGCCGATCCTGGTGCTGGGTGATCCCGGGCAATTACCGCCGGTTGGCGAGAAGAGCTTTTTCACCGATGCAGAGCCTGACGTCATGCTGACAGAAATCCACCGTCAGGCGGCGGACAGCCCAATCCTGCGTCTGGCCACGATGGCGCGACGGGGCGAGCCCATTCCGTTTGGTGCTTACGATGACAATGTCTGGAAGATGTCCCAACGCGACGTGATGCCGGGGCAGCTTCTCAACGGTGGGCAGGTGATCTGCGGCAGGAATGCGACCCGCCGGCGCATCAACATGGCCATGAAGCAGGCCGCCGGGTTTGCCGCCGACTACCCCATGGGTATGGGCGAAAAGATCATTTGCCTTCGCAATCGCAATGATCTTGGCCTGATCAACGGCATGTTTCTGACGCTGACCGCCGTGCGACCGCATCCGCACAATCCGCGGGCCTTCCGTGCCGAGGTACAGACCGAGGACGGTGTGGCGATTGCCGGCGAGCAGGATTTCTGGCGCGGCGAATATGACGATCATGTTGCCTTGGACCCAAACCGGCACCGCCATGAATGGGCAACGCGCCGTGGTCTGATCGAGAGCAGCTGGGGTTACGCGATCACCTGTCACAAGGCCCAAGGATCCTCCTTCGGCACGGTCGTCGTCTTTGACGAGGGCTTCGGTCGAAGTGCCCAAGAGTACAGCCGCTGGCTCTACACCGCCATCACCCGGGCCGAACATGGCCTGCTGATCCTGTCATGAAGGGAGAGTGTCACATGCAAAAACCGTCCCGTGATCCACGTTCGCCCGCGGAACAAGAAGCAAGTCTTGAAGCCATGGCGCGGCGCACTGGCATCTCTGTCGAAGATTTGCGCCGTCTTGAACAGGCTTTGCGAGAGATACCAATCGATCGCTACCTCGAAGGGTGCTTTGGCAAAAATCATGGTGCGTTTTATGATCCACGCGAAGACCTCTGGATTGTGCCAACACGGGGGCACGAAGGCCCGGGCTTTGCGTTCACCGCAATCCGAAGCGACCGGAGCTGGTTTGCAGGTGTCGTACCGCCGGAGGCTTTCCAATGAGTGCCACCGTCATCGACCTCAACGACGTCGCCCCAGGCTACGGACAGCCTCTGCGCTATGATCTGGACCTGATCGTACAGCGGTTGCGTGAGACGGCCGAGCATTGGGTGCCGCGATTGTTTCCAAACGGCAGGCGCGTCGGCGACGAGTGGCGGCTGGCCAATATCCGGGGTGACGCCCCGCGCAACACCGGCTCTTGCGTCATTGCTCTGCGCGGTTCGCATGCCGGCGACTGGATCGACTTCGACGGGAATGAGGGTGGCGGGCCGATCAGCACATTGGAGGCAGCCACGGGGCTGTCGGGGCGCGACCTTATTGTCGAGGCTGCCGACATGACCGGTGTGACCGCTGGGGCACCTGCGCGTCAGGCACCTGTGGTCACGCCTGCGCCGAAGCGGGACGCGCGCCAGGATATCGCGCATATCCTGTCACGAGCGACGCCGATCTCGGACACAGCAAGTGCGCAATATCTGAAAGCACGCGGTCTCGCGGTGCCCGCAGGGACGGACCTGCTGTTTCATCCTGACCTGACCCATTGGGAAACAAAGGCCGGTTATGCGGCCTTGCTGGGCCAGGTGCGCGACCGCAGCGGTGAGGTCATCGGACTGCATCGCACCTACCTTGTTCAGGACGGGACCGAGGTGCGCAAGGCGCCTGTCTCAAAGCCGAAGATGATGCTGGGCCGTATTGCCGGCGGTGCGGTGCGCCTCGCCCCGATCGGCGAGGATGGGCGCGTCGCGCTCTGCGAGGGCATCGAAACGGGCCTGGCCGTGATGACCGCGTGCCCAGACCTGCCGGTTTGGGCCACACTCTCTACCTCCGGGCTTGAGCAGGTGGAATTACCGCCGGCTGCACAGCGCGTGCTGATCCTTGCCGATCATGACGTATCTGGTGCCGGCCTGCGCGCAGCTGAGGCCAGCGCCCGCAGGCTTCGTGCGCAAGGCCGAGACGTTGCCATCGCGCTCCCGCCCGAGGATGGCGAGGACTTCAACGACATGTTGTTGCGGGCAGGTGCCTCAGCAATCGCCCAGTTGATCGCGGCAACAGAACAGGAGGTCGAGGCCGATGCCGTGCTTCAAATTGGCCAGCACCGGCCGCTGAATTACCAAGGCAGCGGCAATGATATCCCCGTCCTGCGCGCCGATGAGGGCGATCTCGGCCGCGCCGTTGCGCAGGTCTGGAGCGTGGTCATGGCCTCCAACCGGACGCCGTGGGTCTTCCGCTTCGCAGGTCAACCCACATGGGTGGTGCCGGATGATGAAGGCCGCCCCGTCGCCACAATCCTGAATGAAGAACGCCTGCGCCACATGCTGGCGCGATTGGCCCGGTGGGTGCGCGAAAACGCCAAGGGCGACCTGTTGCCCGCGCCGCCGCCGGTGGCCACCGTCAAATCGGTTCTTGCCACACCTGATCCGGCACTTCCCGTGCTGACAGGCATCGTCAACACGCCCGTGTTCGGGCGCAGCGGCACGCTGATCACGGCGCCGGGCTATCACCCGGATGCACGGCTGCTCTACGTGCCGGCGCCGGGCTTCACCGTGCCAGACATCCCGAAGCGCCCCAAGGAGGGAGATATTGCCGCGGCCCGCGAACTGATCTGCGAGGACCTCTTCGGGGACTTCCCCTTCACGGGGGAGGCGGAACGCGCCCATGTGGTGGCGCTTCTGCTCCTCGGCTTCATGCGCGGCATGATTGACGGACCAACGCCGCTACATCTGATCGAGAAGCCCACGCCCGGCACCGGCGCCACGCTGATGGTTGACGCCGTGGCCACCATCCTGACCGGCACCGGTGCCAGCGTCATGACCGAAGGGCGCGACGACGAGGAATGGCGCAAGCGCGTCACCGCCAAGCTGCGCCAGATCCCCTCGATCATCCTGATCGACAACCTGCGGGCCAAACTCGACAGCTCGGCCGTCGCCGCGGCGCTTACCGCACCGTTCTGGGAGGACCGCGTGCTCGGGCAATCGGAGATGACCCGGCTGCCGATCCGCTGCCTGTGGATCGCCACCGGCAACAATCCCGAGTTCTCCAACGAAATGGCGCGCCGCCTTGTGCGCATCCGGCTCGATGCCAATGTCGAGCGCCCGTGGCAGCGCGGAGGCTTCCGGCACCCTGACCTCATGGTCTGGATCCGTGCCAACCGCGGGCGCATCGTCGCCGCCTGCCTGACGCTGTGCCAGGCGTGGATCGCCGCCGGCAAGCCCCGGGGCAGCAAGACCATCGGGTCCTATGAGAACTGGGCGCAGGTGATTGGTGGCGTGCTGGCGACCGCTGGCATCCCGGGGTTCCTCGGCAACCTTGAGGATATGATGGCTGCGTCGGACAGTGAGGGGGCCGGTTGGAGCGCGTTCATCGCGGCCTGGTGGGATCGGTTCGGGACGGCGCCGGTCGGGTCTGCCGACTTGTTCGATGTTGCGGCATTCTGTGATCCGGGGCCGCCGATGAGTGGCGGGACGGAGCGAGCACAAAAAACCGCCTTCGGGATATCGATTTCGAAGATGCGTGATCGGGTGTTCCGGCTGGAAACACGCGCAGTTCGCGTGCGCAAAGCGGGTGTGCTGCACAAGACAACACGGTGGCAACTCGAGATTTGTGAGAGTGAAGCTGGTGTGAATACACCAAATCAACCTGAGGTTGGGGGACCTCTGGCCTCAGGTGGGGACATCGAAAACAAAGGTCCCCACCACCAACATACTGAAAACAATGACAAATGGGGACCTTGGGGACCTGGGGGACCTATTTCGGCCCCTTCGCACACGCGCATGCGCGCGCACGCGCACGATAGGGATGACCCGGGAAAAGGTCCCCAAGGTCCCCCAGGTCCCCAAATCAATTTAAAAACAGATGCTTACACGTGGGGACCTCGGTGGGGACCTCAAAATGAAGGTCCCCAAAGGCCCCCACGCCCCGATTGGCTGAAGGACCTCGACCCGTGAGCCCCTCAGCCCATTGCACCGTTTCGTCCGACGACGGCGGCCCACACCGCCAAGCACATGACCGCCGTCGTCTTCCACCCGAGCAGCCAACCAGAAAAGGAGACCACCCATGGCTGATACGACTCTTGCCAGCGTCCAACTCGGCGCAACCCCGAAAACGCCCATGCCGCCTGCGCAGGGCCATCGCACAATTCTGGCTCTGGACCTCGGCACCACCACCGGCTGGGCGCTGCGCGGCTATGACGGGCTGATCACCAGCGGCACCGTCAGCTTCAAGCCCGGCCGGTTCGACGGTGGCGGTATGCGCTACTTGCGCTTCACCAACTGGCTGTCCGAGATCAACCGGCTGTCTGGGCCAATCGAAGCGATCTATTTCGAAGAAATCCGCCGGCATGCTGGCACTGACGCGGCTCATGTCCACGGCGGCCTGCTGGCTGTTCTGACGAGCTGGGGCGAATTGCGCGGTGTTCCGTACCAGGGCGTCCCGGTCGGCACGATCAAGCGCCACGCCACCGGCCACGGCAATGCGAACAAGCAGGCCATGATCGATGCTGCCCGCAAGCGTGGCTTCAGCCCCGCCGATGACAATGAGGCGGACGCCATCGCGATCCTGCTCTGGGCGATCGAGACGCAGGGAGGGCTGGCGTGATGGGCATGCGGTTCACTCCGAAGGGCTACGGCGGTCATCGCCGTGACCCTGATCAGGTCAAGCGCGATGGCTGGCAAGAGCAGGGTCTGCTCGCGGTCAGCGTGGATGACCACCGGCTCACATGGCCAGAGCGCGCATTGGTCGAGCAACTGGGAACGAAACTCCATGGCAAACGCCCGCAGGGCAGGGAGGTGCGTCATGGGCGGTGACTGGACCCGGGCGATGGTGGCCGATCGTTTGGACCTTGCAGCAGACGTGATGCACAGCCTGCCACCGGTGGGCCCGCAGGGCTATGTCAGCGCTTGGCCCGAATACGTCTCGAGCTTCGCCGATCAGGTTGAGCAAGAGCCGCGGATGAAAAAGCCGCTGCCTTCGCCGCGGATGATCACGCAGGCCGATGAGGCGATGCTGTGGCTTCGGTGGCTGGACAAGGACATCGGCGAGATCCTGTGGGCACGCGCCAACCACAAACCGTGGAAGCGGATCACCTGGCATCACGGCATCAGCCGGGCGACAGCGCATCGGCGGTACGAGTACGGGCTTGCGGTGATTGTCTGGCGGCTCAACGGCCGTCAGGTGCCGCGCAAGCGCTCGATGCAGTTTGTGATCGGGCAGACGGTGTGAACGTCTGGGCGGTCGCGTCACGACCGCCCTGTCAAGCCCCTTCGTTCCAGCGAGACGCTTTTCGGTGAGACATCGGAAGGCGCGACAGATCCGGTCCAGTAGGCTAAATAAACGATATACTCGAAGTCGTGTGCGTGGGAGGCAGGGTCCGTGAACGTCATCATCCGAGACTTGGACCAGACCCGCGTTCATTTCGAGGCCGCAGTCCAGAGCGTCGGGGAACAAGCTGCCGTGCGTGCCTTCAGCCGGGCGCTGAACTCGGAGGGCAACAAGGTCCGCACACAGGTGCGGCGGGCGCTGAGACAGCAAACCGGCGCAAAGGCCGGGCTGATCAACAGCGAGACGCGCACGATCCGATCCAGCTTCGCGAACCTGTCCTACACGATCGAGGCCCGCGGCGACTATCTGGGCTTGTCGCATTTCAGCCCCCGGCAGTTTGGCTACGGTGTGCGCGCCAAGCCCTGGGGGCGGTGGCAGCGGTTTGAGGGTGCGTTCCTCGTTGGGTCGCTGGCGAACAATGCTTTCGTGCGTGAGGGCAGGGCGCGACTGCCGATCAAGAAGATGTTCGGCCCGGCAATCCCGAAGGAGATGATGCGAGACGCAACCCGCGACGCGTTCGAGGCCGCGCAGCCGGAAGTGTTGGCCGAGGCGACGCGGCAGATCGGGCAGCTGTTGCCGTCGTAATGTTATTGCAAAGGGCAAAAAGCATTTGTTCAGCGTGGAGGCTCATGCAACCCTCGCGTCAAAGAAGACGCCACATGAGAAATGTCGAAGAACGGAGGCTTCATGGCAGAAAAACATGTAACTGCTGTAATTTTTTTGGCGCTCGTCTGCACCTCTGCGCAGGAGGCAGTTGCAAGCTCTGAACTGGTCGGCCTTTGGTCGGCCGCGTCATGCGCCAGTGTGGAGGACTTAGAGTATCAGGGTCGTACACTGACGGCATACTCTGCCGATGGCGCCGTGTATATCGAGCCCCAATTTATCACTGAGATTGAACCAGGACTCTACCTGTCGGTAACGGAAGAAAGCGGCATCGACAAATATCCGTTTTTCGCACGACGAGACGAGGCAGAGCTGGTTCAATACTGGCCGAAGGAAGAGCTAGCGTCGGATGAGGATGCCCGGGTATTTTTTGAAACGGCGACATCTGAAGAGTTTGACAGTGGGGCTGTCCTACAGAACATGGAGGAAATCCGGTTGCAGCCATGTCTTGGGCTGCCCTTCGAGTACGGCTTGGCCTTCGGTGAGGCCTTCTCGGTTCTGAAATCCCTTGATGACGCCGTGTTTCAATGTCGAACTGATCTGGAAGGGTGCCCGAAGAGTTTGTTCGACATGGTGGATATCACAGACAATGGCGCCTTATCCGTCGCGGAAATGGCGCGTCTCTTCCGCGCCGCAACGCTTTTGGGAAGCGCAGCGGACGATAGTGCCAGCAAGCCGGGTGTCGGCGCGGTTGCGGCGGTCTCTGCGTCCCTTGCCCCGATCGCTGCTGCTGGCGTTCTGCACTCCTTCGACTATGATCGATCAGGTGACCTAAGTTTCGGGGAACTGTTCTCTGATCGTCTTCCACAGGTCTACCAGTCGGGATCATCGATGAGCGTTTCTGCAAAAGACTTCATTGGGATGATCTCAGGCGCTGCCGAAAGTGCTAGCGGTCTAGGCGCTATCCTCATGCGTTAA